ATTTTCTTCAAATTCTATATTTTTATTAATATAAATTTTATTTATTTTAGTTAAATAATTTAAATCTATAGCTGTTCCTATATAATCTACAGTTGATCCACTTTTTATCATCATAATAGTATCAGGAATAAATGAAATCATAGAATTTTTAATTAATTCTGTACCTTTAGAAAATCTTGGATAATCAGTAAAAAGAAGTGTATCTGATCCTCTAGGAATATTAGTTTTAAGTGTAGGAACATATTTTTTATTTACTATAATTATTTTTGTATTACTAGGAATATCGCGATCAATAGGTTCACTTAAGTATAATTTATTACTAATTTTATATAAAACTTTATAATATTTATTTGGCAAATCGCTAAAATAAATAGTAATATTAGAAAAATTCATTAATGCAAAATCAATCTGTTGTCCACCACTTAAATAATTTACTTTAAAACTAATTTCCTTTTCTCCATACGTATGATCTATACTTGTTTCTAATACTGGGTATATTAAACTACCAAATCCAATGTTCATATCTGTAGTAATAGTATCTTCAATAGTAGCTTCACTTAATTCTTCATTAATATCAATTATTTTTGTAGTTAAAGCTAATTCTTTATTTAAATTTAATATATTAATTACAGCACCAGTTTTTAACATATTAATATTATCAACAAATTTTATTCTATTAGAAGACGGTACTTCTGTTATATATATTGAACGATTCTCATCGATAGCTAAATTATGAATAGTATTAATTTCTGAAATATTTGAAATTAATCTATATAATTCCTGTTTTGAAACTTCTTCTCCAAAATCACGATTCTTATAACTTAAATAATTATTAACAACTTCTCGTATTTTGTTTGAAACAACTGATGACGGTATATTTGAATTAATACTTACATTTATATTAACATCATATGGTATAAATGTCGGATCTATAACATCGACTTGAGTAGCTACAATTTTTTTATCTTCTAAATAATCTTTAATATAACTTTTAAATACCTCAGTTGGATACTTTTGATTTTTCGGAATAACACATACTTTAACACCAAATATTCCTATTTCTTCTAGCATAGAATTATCAATAACCGAAACTTTTTCTACTCCTGGTATCATAAGAGTAAGATCTTCAAAATCTTGTCTTGTTACACATCGATTTTGAGTTCTATATATACTAGGAGCATTTCTCTTTACTTCATTTATAGACTCAGCATCAGATGCCCCAACAGCATTTTGTTCATTTACTACTTTAATATTTGATACAATATTATTTTCAGAATCAAAAATTAGATTATTTATAGTTGTAATTTGAAAAGGCATAACATTATGATTTAAATTTGCTCCAACAACATATAGTACATTAATAATCAAATTCTTCATTGGATTTATGCCATAATTACCGTCACCAAAAGATATATATGCATTAAATTCATCATCGTAATCAACCATAAAATAATTATTTTGTCCTAAAGTATCAATAAAATCTACTTCAGTATATAACTCATCATTTACTGTCAATAATTCTATAGAATTAACAGGAAATTGTCTTAATCTATATCTTCTTCTTGGTTCACCTGTAGAAATTAAAGACTCTTCAACTAAAGTTCCAGATTTTGCTCTAACTTCAACACTAGTTTCTCCACTATAGAGTACTTTATTTTCACTAGTATAAAATGGAATATTATTCTTTGAAGTAACTATAGTATATTTAGGAATGATTATATTTTTAGGATGGGGGCTATCTAAATAAAATTTTAAAGTTACAACAGACTGACTCGGAGGATTGGGACTATAACCTATAGTTTTTGCTAAAGAATAAACGCCAGTCCTTGTTTTAGCTGTAGGTAAGAAACATTCATTAACACTCATATTTAAATAGTAATTCATAAGAGTTGCTTCATAAGCAAAAGCTTCCAATAATTCAACACCAAAATTACTAGCTAAAAAGTCAGTCCATCTATTAGGTAATCTAGCCTGAACTCTATTTTTAAGTAATTCTACTATTTCTTCAAAATCAATTGGTAATCTTTCAATATCTATCAAATTCAAATTATTCATTATTCTATATACCTCTTAACCTCTAATATAAAAGTTAAAATAATCTTCAATTCCACTTCTTTTATAATAAAACGATACAGCTATAGCAATAGTGTGATTATCATAATCTATCTCAAAATTTACATCTTTTACTGCAATTCTAGGTTCTTGTGTACTAATAATACTATATATTTCTCTCTTCAAATCTTCAATTATAATTTCGTCTAAAGGCTCAAACAATATTTGTTTTAAATTATGCCCGAATTCTGGTTGCATAACTCTCTCACCTTTAGACGTTCCCAGTATTCTCTGTAAAGAAGCTCGTATCAAATTACGATGATCATTTATCTCCATCAAACCAGGAATATAGTTATCAGTATCAATAAGTATGGGTACTGGTCCACTATAACCAGCTGCTTCTCTATTTTTTTGGATACGTATATTCATATGTATAAGACATCTAACTCACCTTAGAATTAATTTTATTTCCTAAAAATGCTATTAACCAGGTAATATTTCATCTTCTTCTGTTACTATAGCTCTATATACCCCATTATAGTATGTAGCTGCTGGTTCCATATGCATTCCCTCATCTTGACCATTCCAGGTATTTAAAGGGCATGCTATACCATATTTAGCAAATATATAATAAACCTTTTCTCTTTCATTACAATCGTAAGAACTATAATTAAAATCAAAAGCTGCTCCATATTTATGCATAGAATCAGAGGCTCCATATCTATTTTCTTCACGAAAACCATCTGTAAATTGAAATCTATCATATAAATCTGGCTCATTTTGTTGCATATAATCTAAAGCTGCCTCTATTCTAGATGCAAATTCAGCACTAAATCTATAATCTATATCACCCTTTCTATGTTTTTTTAATGTTGTAATATTTTGTTTATAATATTGTTTCATACTACTAGTAGCCTGTCTTTGAGTTGCACCCCATTGTCTCATCGGAGAAACACTTTGTGATTTACACTTATTTCCCAAACTTGGTCCACCTGTCGAACTACGCTGATATACAGGATTAGATTGATCACCACAATTAGTATTAACTTTTATATTATAATCTTCAAGTTCCGCTTGATAACTAGCTCTTTCATTTGCTGACATAAAACTTAATTCAGCATGTGATTTAATATATTTTAGAGGTATTACTTGTTCTTTATTAGTTAAATCCATTATAATCTGATGATCAGCTAGAATAACAACATCATGAGCTGCGTGAATTGTAATATCACCGTCTTTTGTAACAGCTATTCTAGATCCACTGCGATGCTTTAGCTCAATATATTGTGAATCATCATCAAACATTAAATATCCAGAATTTGTTTTTATTATTTTTCTATGTGGATATATATCTTTAGCTTCTGATGGTACTACATTTTCATTTTCTCTAAATATAGTTCCTAACCACAATGGTTTATATGGACTTCCATTTATAAACATAACTGATACCAAAGAATTTAATTCTGGAATAAAAAATATTCCTTGGTCAGTATAACCATAAGGAAAACAGGGTTCAGACCAAGGTAAATCTTCTTTTTCAATATTTCCATAAACACTTGGTACAGAAATTTTTAATCTGCCTAATTTTTTAGGATCATCATTATCTACTACCAAACCTACATAAATACCAGTAAATTTAGACGACATAGTATATCGGTTCTCCTTCAGGATTTTCCATACCCTTTGAATCAAGTTCAGAGCAAAGTACCATATGCATATAAGGTTGATATGGATGTGTATTTGTCATACCATAGCTATAAGTTATAGAAGCTATGTAGTATATACCATTTAAATCTTTAGCTTTACCATTCTCTTGGCTTATAATTTCTACACAATTTAATGGGGTTAATTCTGGTATAATTTCTGCAAAAGTATCTACTAATTTCCCAAAAGTATATACTCTATGTCTTAGATTAGAAATATATATCTCTTGTAATTCTTCTTCATCAATACTACTAGTAATATATTGAGAAGCTAGTCCTTTGTGTTGTTTTTTATCAGAAATTCTAGCTTTAGGATTGAAAGCATCATGATTGGGTACTAAATCTGATATATTTTGTTTTAAACTTTCTAAATTTTCTAAATCTAAATTACTATAATCTTGTATAATATCAGTATAATTTGGAGTAATATCTAATAAATCACTTTTATTGATCAACTCTTGACTAATAAGATTCAAACCACTAAATCCTCCCATCAAATTACTTATATTACTAAAATCAGTAAATCCACCTAATAAATCTCCTAAACCACCAAAACCTTTTTTCTTAGGTCTTAAACCAATATAACTTTGTTTAGACATTGAATTTGGTTTAAAACCTTTAAAATTATTATAACCTCTATTAAAATGAATTAAATTATCTCTACTACCATATTTTTCAATTAAACTCTTAAAATCTGTAATATAGACTAATTCTTTAGAATTTTTAATCATATCTAATTTTATAAGATATGGGGTTTTTAAGCTCTGTGTTATTGGTGCAAAATATGCTTCACCATTAAACATAAAAAAATTATAGAGTAATTCACCATTAGTTGACCTTGCATATGGTAACATTGATCTTATCATTTCATAATCAGTTAATTGAGTTTGCAACCAATTATAATCAAAATCAGTAGGCACAAGCTTATTTATTTTTCCACCATTTCTTGAAACTATCTTACGCACTATTTCTGAAATAGAAGTTTTTCCGTATGATTCAAATTTTTCACTCAATTGCATATTATAAAAGACAGGATCAACACATTTTAAATTAATTAATTTACCAGAATTTATATCACTATATTCAATATCCATTTCAGTTATGTCAAAATTTACAACCTCATAATTTACTATACAAAATATAAATGGTCCAAAAAAAAATTTATTATTATGTTTTAAACTATATAATTCATTTTCAAACCAAACTTCAATAATTCTATCTTTAATCGGAAAATTTTCAATATTTTTAAAATCTTCAAAATAATCTGAATTAAT